CATCTTCTGAATTTCCTCAGATTTCTCAGACAATTCTTTTTCGAATTGCTTGACAACTTCCATATGGTCGGCTTCTTTCTCAGACATTTTAGCTTCAACGTCAGCCATTAATTTTTCTGTACCGCTGGAAACAGCGGTTACAATGCGAGCTTCTTCAGCAGCTTTTTGAACTTGTGCGTCTTCAGCAGCTTTTTGCTCTGCTTCCAATCGCGTTTGCTCTTCTGCTTTGCGCTCAGCGTCTTTCATTGCCATTGCAGTTGCGGTCTTTTCGACAGCAGCAGCCACAATCGCATCGATATCGATATCACTCATAGTTTTCTCCTGTACTTCGACTTGTGATAAGTCTTTAGGCATTGACTCGGTTTCAGAATGTTTTTCAAACTCAACAGTTACTTTGTCTTCAGTTTCCTGAATATTAAGTATGTGTTTTTCTTCCACGGAATCTTCGGTTTTGAAAGATTTCTTGAATTCTTCGTACTCAGATTCTGAGTTAAAAGATTTTGCAAGAGAAAAGGTTGCAGCTTGGTTAGCAGGAACCGTTACTACTGAAACTTCCAGTAATTCTGCGTCCTTAATCTTATATCCATCGGTTTCGGTCATATATTCCGCATCCTTGACTCGAAACCCGACTGAAAAAGCTCCAAGGACACCTTCTTTAATTAATTCACCTACGTGACCAGCAGATTTAGCAATTTTTGCTTTTAACTGCAGACCATTGTCGTTCGTACCAAGCGTAATTGCTCGGCCAATCGGCTGATTGTAGTCATGATTAAAAAGAATTACGGGATTGTTTAAGTAATTTTGAAGTCCGCCCTTTGTCCAGGCCTCAGTCTCAATTACATCTCCAACACGGTCAGTACTATTAGTACTAGCCATACCAGCGATATGAAGATCATCCCCTTCTTCAAACGCTTTAAATGTGGAGCCAATGTGAAAAATCTTATTCACTTGATTCTCCTTCTTTTAAAGACTTTAATTTCTCCAGAGGAGAAAGATCGTCTTCTGAAGCCGGTTCAAGAACGGGCTTTTTAACAGGCTTCGGAGCTTCAACGGGCGCAGTGCCGATTGAAGCCCAGTCTGCCGGATACATATGTTGTGCAGTTTTAAGGATAGAGTTATAACCTCTGCCCCTAAAGTATCTTGTTAGAAGTCTAGGATGGATAGGCCATACGTCTGCGCCTAGTCTATAATATTCCGTTTTTCTTAGTACTCTTCCTTGTTCGTGGAAGAAGTCAACTAAGGTCTTTAGTACTTCTGTTTTTTTCATTTAGTCTTCCTCTGATTCTTCGGGTCTTCCACCCTCTGATGGGTTTACTGCGGAGCCCGCAATATTCGCTGGTACTCTTATTTCTCCCGAGCCAAAAATTTCATCATAGTTTAACGCTTCTCTTGCTTCGTTGGGTGTAATAATTCCAGAGTTAACAAGAGTAGAATAGTATGCTGCGGAGTCTCTTAGTTCTGGTTGTAACGCAGGAATATTACTAATATCCGGTGTAATCTCAAAACCAAAGTATCTCTCCATAGCCTTAGTCAGTTTCTCCACAATAGGAAGAATAGTCTCTAAGTAATACATTCTATGGTTAGGACGAATGTTTGCATTGTTTCCTGAGTCAAGCATGATGGGAGGAACGCCTAATACTTTTAGTATTTCTTTTTCTGCTCCTTCGATAGAAGCTTCAAAGTCAAGCTCCCTAAAATTCACATTTGAGATAGCATCCAATTCCATGCCACCATCTAGTACTAGAGGTCTTCTGCCTCCGCCGTCTGGGCGATATCTGGTCATCCAAGATTGAATCATCCTTTCCTTATTTTTCTCACTAATAACGGAAGGAGACTTGATCACAAGACCGGGAACAGCGCCATTCTTAAAAAAGTTATCCTGAAACTCTCTCATACGAGTAAGTTGTGACATGCTTCGTTGAGCAGCCCTTAATCTACTAGTCCCTCTGTAAATACTATGAAAAGAGTTTTCCTTAATATGGATAACTTCTTTAGTTAGATAATCTACATTAGTTTGAAATGTATATCCCCGAACATATGTTTTCTTATCGGGCTCGATATCCATATAAGTAGCAGGGAGATGATACAGAGAAATCCCATCAAAGTATACAAAAATGTTTCCATCTAGAATATAATCGATTATGAGGTTTCGCTTAAAACTGGAAATATCTTGGAAAGGATTCGGCTCTTTGTTAAGCAATAAGTCAACACGAGAACGTCTAACCCCTTTGGTTACCGAATTCAATCCTTGAACCGGCTCTCCTATTCTTAGAGGAATTTCAGCTGCATCATCTACAATCATATTTACAGCGCGATTGACTACTTCTAAGTATTCATAATACGCCCTGTAATTAGTAATAATTTCTCGGGAAGCGATCGGCCCCGAGCCTTCGAGACTAACAACAATCTCTTCTTGCGCGGGATTTAACTTTTCTTCTTGCCAGAAGTTATACCATGCCATGTTGTTTTTCTCTTTGTATTTCTACCCAGCGCATTTGCTTTTTGGCCGTATGAAGTGGTGGATTACGGCCGTAAATGCTATGAAGCTTGAGGTGATGATCATGGCAAAGAGTGACTGTATCATTATACAGCTCTTGCCAATTATCGTCTATAAACTCGTCTCTCCAAATAATCAGATACTCATCTGTATAGTGTTCGGGACGAAGTTGTTGTTTCTCTTTAATCCATTTATGGTACAATGGAGCTAAAGTAAAGTAATGGTGAAAATCTAATTTAATCTTGACTCCGCAAATCTCGCAAGAGGAGGCTTTTTCATACTTAGCTTTTGCTTTATCCCTAATGTATTTTATCGGATCTCTTTTTAGCTCTACCATTTTTATAAATTATATATTCGGGTTAGTTGAAAGTCAAGAATTATTTTTTCGTTACGTTTAAAATGTTGGCGCGTTCTCTTCAAAACTATAAAGTGCGTATCTCAATGCATCCGCCATATGAGAAGAAGAGTCATGTACCGGCTTCTCACGTATTAAGTTAGGGTTTGGATCCCACCTGTACTGGTCAAGACTACGAAGAACCTCTGTACAGCTTTGATCTACTATTAAGCGACCATTGTCAACAAGACTAGCTACATGCCCTATTCCATCTACCACAGATTTTTTAGCGTTTATAGTAGAAATATCGTACTGCTGCGCAAAGTCAAATCTTGTCTGAGCCGCCGCAGCATCAATAAAGCAGTAATCTACTTCTCTTCTATCAATAATTTCAGCTAAGAAACCTGCATGTTCTTCTGTTGTTCTCTCTGCGGCATAATACTCTTCCATTAAATAGTACTTATCCCCGTCATAAGCTAAACAGCAAAAAGCGGTTGGATCTTTAAAACCTACGTCAAGTCCTGAGATAATATCACAACCTGTAAAATCTTTTTCTGATAAGTCAGCTATACAGTTATCGTAATCAAAGTTCCATACTTGCCCTTCGAAGATATTAAAGTCTGCTTCATATTCTTGAGAGAACTCTGCTTGACTCATAGAACGACGAGCTTCTGCAATATCAGATTCCGATGCTCGAGGATTATCTTGCCAAGTTGCTTTTATACTTACCCACTCATCAAATTCATCAGTAAAGCCACGATTATAAAAACGACTAAACCAATTATTCCTTCCGCGAGGAGTACTAATAAATAAAGCTTTAGACCCCGGCTTGTCAAGAGTAGGTCTGATGGCAACATTGAAGGCAGTTTCTCCATCTGCCAATGCCGCTTCATCGAAGAGAACAAAGTCATAGCTTCTTCCTACAACGGAATCAATTTGATTCACGGAACCGAGTCTAATTGTAGACCCATTAGTGAGTTCAATTACTCTATCTTTTGCGTTATCTCTCGCTACTTCCAGGTCAAAATGTTTTATAAGATTTCTTTGGAGATCAAAAGAAATGTTACTAAGGTTGTAATTAGGAGACACAATAAGTACATGGCATCCCGGTACGAGGGCGACACACTGGGCAATAATGTTACCAATATATGTTTTTCCTTGCCGCCTACTAAGAGCACCAACAATAAAGCGATACTTATCATTATTAATAGCATTGATTAAAGCCCTCTGTGAAGGTATAGCCTCTATACCTAATAGTTCTAAATAACTTTCAATAGGGACTTTTAAAAAGCTCCCTTTTATTATACTTTCTTGGTAGATGTCTCTTCGACTGACTTCCATTCTGCCCCGCACTCGCATGGATCGCATGCACATTCATTACAAGGAGCTCTCTTTTCAAAAGGAGCTTCTTTTATTACAGTCTGTTTTATTCC